GCCATCAACTTTAATTGAGTAGTCATTTCGTTAGTAAGTTTCTTCAAGTTAAGAGTTAATTCTTGAGAGAAGAAAGTTGTACCATTGTCACGAGATGAATTAACAGTTTCAGTATAGCTTGAATTACCTTTCAAATCATAATAGTACACTGTACTACCTGAAGGATAGGCGGTGATTTCACCATTTGCATTTGTTGTGAAAGAAGCAGTTGCAAAGTTCATAAAGTACACGCCAGTTAAGCCGCCTACTGATTCTTTACAAGGTTCTGTTCTTCCCAATGTTAAATTACAAGCCATGTTGTTTAATTTTTAATTTTGTTAATTTATTTGAGTAAAGGGAGATATAGTTTTTACTTTAATCTCCCTATTACTTACTCAATTAATAGTTTTTGTATATAGCGATGTCAGAACCGATACCATAAGTTGTACCAGCTGTGTATCTCATTATAATACGATAATTTTGTGAACCGTCTAATTGCGCCATATCCAATACTCTTACTTCATTATAGTCTGATAAAAGACCAGTACCGAAGTATAAGTTTGATTTTTGTGCAGCCACCATTGCTGATGAAGCTAGACCAGGACATAATGCCAATTCAATTCCTTGGAAGTTCATTGGTTTTTCTCCTACGTTCATTTGGTTGTTGTATCCGTTTGCTCCTGCAGTACCACCAGATAATGCTTGTTGGTAAGCTTTTGCTACGTTTGTTGGTATGTAGATAGTTAAATCATCTTTACCATAAACAGTTTGAGGAATTGCATCATATAATCCTTGTAATTGAGCTAATACGTTAGCTGAAGTTACTGAACCAGATACAGATGCTGTTACAGGTGCGTTTACACCACCTGCTACAACTGAAGAAGATAAAGCAGTATAGATACCACCGAATTGTCCGTTAGTTGCGTTTACTCCTGTCCAGATAGAAGTTTCAGTTGCTGCTGCAACCTTTCCACCTACATAAGAGATTAAGAAATCGTTGAAATCTTTTGGAATTTCATCAAATGCGCTATAGCCCAATTGAAGTGCTTCCCAAGAATTTAAGAATTCTGATTTACATAATTCAAGGTTAACTTGAAGTTCTTTTGGTGTCAATATTCTTTCAGTAAGAGCTACTGTACCAGAAGTTACGAAGTTACAAGAAGCATCGTTGATAATACTATCTACTGCGATTGATTGGATAACACTCTTATACTTTACATTCGGCATGATTGTAATGTATTTGTTGTCCAACGTTCTAGCTGATAGTAATGCTGCTGCGATGTACTTACCTGCAAATTCACCAGCGTAGGTTGTTGTAACCGCCGGCTGTGCGAAATTTTGTTGTTTTTTCATTTTTAGTGAGTTTTTATTTATAAAGTTTAGAAAGAAAAGAGTTTTGCGGATTTGCAATACTATTCTTTCCTAAGTTTGTTTTTGGTTTTTGTGCATTTTCTTCAATAGGTGCACCATCTAATTTTGGTAATTCTTCTTCATCTTCTTCTTCCTCCTCATCACCACCATCTACTGCAGCCATATTCTCCGGCTTATCGCCAGGTAATTCTTGAGTTTTCACTTTCTCTGCAGGTTTTGAATCGTCAATCAAGTCTTCTTTAACCATCATGCCATCCATTTTCTTTTCCAATTCATCAATACGATAAGCCATCTTTTCAATTACGGATTTCATATCTTCTTCAATTGGTTCTGCAGTTTCATCAGTTGCAACTGCTTCATCATCACCCATGTCACCACCAGCGATTGATTCTAATTCAACGTTTTCTCTTTCAGTAATCTTACCATCGGTAGTCATTACTTTGATTCTTACGTCATTACCTTCAGTATCTTTTAAGATTACTTCGTGTTCTCCGTTTGGAGCTGGAGATTTAGTTCCATCTTCTGAAACTACCTCTACCATTTCACCTACATCAAAAGTAGGAGATTCTAATATCGTACCATCTGCTAATTTAGCATATGTTAATACAACTTCTTCTCTCTCTAATGAAAGAACAGTTAATATTTTATTTAGTACTTGCTTTGCGTTCATATTATTTGTATTTAATTATTTAACAATTTGTTTTTTATTTATAGTAATTTTTGCTTTATGGGCAAGGATTAATATTTGGATTACTTTCTTGTCCTATTACATAAAAGTCTGCAGAGGATGAAAATAAATGATATGTGTAATGGTCAGTTGTAATGATATTACCTCCACTTGCTAAAGGAGCTCCTTCATATCTGATTGCTACAAATCCCTTACTTCCACTAACACCATTTTGATTATAGTAAGATGCTGCTGAACCTCCACCTGTATTAGGTATAGGAGTTAAACTTCCTGATGGAGAGAATAATGCGTTTGGTGCACCTACTCCAGCTAAACCAGATGTAAATAATGAAGATGTATTTTCGTTTAATGTAAAGTTACCACTTTGTGAAAAGAAATGATATGTGTAATTAGTTCCTGCATCATAAGATATAATACCACCAGTTGCTTTAGAACCAGTACCAACATATCTTACAACTACACTACCACTAGCACCATTTGATTGAACATTATAAGCATTACCAGGTAAACCTAGACCACCTCTACCAGGGTAATATCCATATTGAAGTGTTGTTAATCCATTAGCTCCTTGAAAATCTGTAGCTTCTTGTGTTCCACCTCCACCACCACCAGCATAGTAATTTCCATCTACCCATTGTAATCCAATACCACCAGCACCACCTTGCCACGTTCCAGCAGGAGATGCAGCTCTAACTGAACTACCACTACCAGCTGCTCCTGCACCACCGGCGCCTGAACCTGAACTAATACCTAAAAATGGAGTTGTTAATCCCCAACTACCAGTACCAGAGTTTCCACTTGTATTGTAACTATTAGCTCTTTGTCCTCCTCCAGCTAAAACACCAAATGCTGCTGAACCTGTTCCATCATATGCTTCCATAATGTTGGCTCCATATCTACCAATTCCACCAGCTCCTATTATTATAGGATATGTTCTAACTATTGGTTCGCAAAGGAATGAACCAGTTATTGCTGCTCCACCTCCACCACCCCATGCTGCACCGACTGCAGGATATTCCTGATTCATACCACCTCCACCACCACCTACAACGATATAATTTATATCTAATGTAGGTATTGCTGCTAATATTTCTAATTGTCCTGATGATGTGAATGTATGAACTACATACGGTCCATCATAAGTTATTTGTCCACCAGTTATTTTTTGAGGATAGTTTCCTAATCCTGTACTATTATATTTTATTATTACACTTCCACTTTGTCCAGCCCCTGCAGGTGCATTAAATTGACCGGCTCCACCACCACCAGAATTACCAGCACCTAATCCACTAGCTCCCAAATAAGATGTACCTCCACCAACATTTACACCACCACCATTACCACCAGCATAGTAAGAGCCACTCCAAAGAGCACCATTACCACCTGCTCCCCCAGTCCATATACCACCACCTAAATCAATACCACTAGTACCATTTTGTCTAGCTCCTGCTCCACCACCTCCATTTGTAGCACCACCGGTAAAACCAGTTGTGTAATTTGAGTTAGCTGAACCAGTTCCAGAGTTACCACCTGCAGCAGTTCCACCACTTCCACCACCAAATCCACCTTGTGCACTAAATGCAAAGGCTGATGAACTAACACCATTTGAACCAGTTGTTAGATTTACTATGGCTCCACCTACTCCTACTTTTATAGGATAAATAAGTTTATCACCAACTATATAGCTTGTCCAATTTGCATCTTGTTGAATTACATACGAACCAGATAATACTGCTCCACCACCGCCGCCACCTGCATATTGAGTACTTGAAACAGCTTGTTTAGATTCTCCACTTCCACCACCACCAATTATAAGATACATAAATCCTATTGGTTGAGGAGAAGTAAATGATTGAGATACAGCTATACCTGCTCCACCACCTGAATAGTATGAAGATGAATTTAATTCACCACCATGACAACCAGTGCCAGGATAAGGTAAACAACCTGGTAAATTATAAGTCCATTGAGAACCTGTACCACCATTTTGAATTGATGCTGATGTTGAAGCTCCGTTTCCAGCGAATGTAGAAGATGTGATGTAAACTTGAGATTTACCACCAAATCCACCACCAGTTCCTATTGTAAAAAAAGATGATGTTTCACCATTACTACCTGTCCAAGCTAAAGATTGAGATGTTGCCAACCCACCTTTACCACCACTACCAACTACGATAGGGTATGTTGCAAATGGTTCAACGCAAAAAGAACCTGAAGTAATAATACCACCATTACCAGCTATACCAACTTTAGGAAGGTCTGAACCTGAATTAAATGAATTATTACCTGCAGCTGCTCCACCACCTCCAGGTATTATTACATACTGAATTTGAAATTTTCTAAATCCTTCACTCTCTTGTTCAGTAAATCTAGACCTTTCAATATTTGAAGAATTAAGGTTGTAGTTTAGATTTAACATATTTTATTATTTCAATGCAATTACTCCAAACGCTGTTGAAGATGACGATACTGCTGTAAAGATACCAGGTATAAATCCTGATGCCGATACAAAAGTTAATACCGATGAGTCATAAGTTTTAGCAACTAATGTACCTTGAGTACCAACATATAATCCACCTGCTACAAATCCAAATTGAGGATTGTCAGGAGTACAACCAGCAATAGAGCCTGTTCCAATTACGGCTGCTCCACCTACGAATTGAGGATTAGTGATATACGAATTTTGAGTTTCTAATTTCATATTATTTGTTTATTTTATTATTTAACAATTGTAAACTTAATTTTAGTGATTAATTATACATTCCTGCCAAGTGATGTTTGAAATGTTTGTACTATTGTGTTTAAGGTAGATGCTTCAGTATTATTAAAGGCTCTAGCTATAAATGATAAAGAATATTGTCTTGTTGAACGTTCATTCGTTAAACCATCAGCATCATTTGCTGTAAAATATAATGCTTTTGTTATTGTATATGTTGTTGGAGATGCTTTAGATGCAACAGATGTACCATTTTTATATAAATTCATATTTGTTCCGATACTTCCAGAAACACCTCCGAACCAAAATCCTTTAGCATCTGTACTTGCTACAGTTAAAGAACTACTATTGAAAAAATATGCTAAATTGTTTGTATATCTAGATATCAAATAAGTGTCAGCTCCAGCAGGGCTAGCTGGAAATGGTGATTCCGCACCCATATCATATCCTCCAGTAACATTTGTATTAACATATACACCAAATGAATTATTAGTTGCCCAATCTGCTGAGTTAATACTTGGAGTAAATGTTGTATTTATATTTGAAGTAGTACCGCTACCAGAAATACCTGTATTAGTAAAATTAAAACTTCCTGTATAATTTAATGTAAATGATGATGTTGTAATTAAATTCCATTTACAAGAATCAGAAGTACCTCCAACTAATGGGTATAAAGCATAAAACTTATTCCACAAATTATTACTCTTTAATTGAGAAACAAATGTATCTAAAGAATTAATTATAGGAGTATCATTTATTCCTGCAGCTAATGCAAAATTTCTTACATTTTGGTCAATTCCTTGATTTATTTCTAAAGTATCATCAATTCTATTATTTCCTATAAAAATATCATTAATTAAAGTA